GTATATATGCTATATGTATTTTTAATTCCATTAATGCACAATGATGTTCACAATGAGAAAAACAATGTATTCCATTCATTATAACTAAATCGTCACTACCTATTTCAAACTGTTTATTAAACATTTCCGCAATCTGTTCATTTGTATATAATGCACCTTCAAATAATTCTTTAAAATACCCCACCATTCTTTGTGGTGTTTCTTTTAAAGCATATCTTCCAGGTTCTGGGTCAATTTCAACTAATAATTGACTAAATAAATTTTTCATTTTTTCTTCATCTAACATTATACACCTCTCTTTTCAGGAGCCCATACTATTTTATGTAATTGTACCTGAAATCTTATATCAAATTTTGGAAATTTCAAACCTAATAACTTAACTTCTTCAACAAGTTGTTCCAAATCCATTTTTCCATAACACGGACTGACAAATATTGTACTTCTAAACCAAGTATGATTCATTAAAAATCTTCTTAAAGCACTTAAATCATCTTCATTTGAAACTACAAATTTAAGAACATCACTTTCATCCATTGCGGCAAAAGTAGATTCACACATATCTTGTTCCATACCGGAACAAGGACATTTATAGTCTACTGTAAAAAAACCTCTACCACTTTTTACTGGAATAACAAAAGGAACAATATTGATACTTCCGTTTGTTTCAATATTTATATATCTTCCATCTTTATTTAATTTTTCTATTAATTCAATAACTTGATGTTCATGTAATAAAGGTTCTCCGCCTGTAATTGTTACAGCATTATATTTTACCCTTTCAACTATTTCATCCACAGTCATTAACTCACCCATCGTAGCTTCTTGAGCATACTGCGTATCACAATATGAACATCTTAAATTACAACCAGCGAGCCTTATAAATGTAACAGGCATACCTGTTCTTATTCCTTCACCATCTATACTGTGGAATATTTCTATTACACTTAAACTACTCATCATCCCTCCAAATTGCTTTATTTTTTGCGGTCTCGTTAAGTTCTACCTTGACACAACGTATATCCGCATATTGTTTCACTAATTCTTCATTTAAGGTATCGCATATCCACTTTGCCATATTTTCTGCTGTCGGGTTAGAATCAAATACACTATTCAAATATTTATGGTCTAATGGTTCTTCTATTCTATGATATATTATGGTTTTTAATGATTTAAAATCCATTATCATACCATTTTTATTTAATTCTGGAGAATTTATTGTAACTGTACAAATATATGAATGCCCGTGCAAATTTTCACATTTTGAATCATAATCTAATACTAATTTATGTGCCGCTTCAAAAGTAAAAGTCGTTTCAATACTATACATTTAATGCTCCTTTTTCTTCCATATACTGCCTATAACCTTCTTCACGTAATTTACAAGAAGGACATTGATGACAACCACCCTCAACACCATTATAACAAGTATGGGTATTGTCCTTAACATAATCCAAATAACCCAATTCATCTGCCAGTGCCCACGTTTCTTTTTTATTTAAGTACATTAACGGCGTTATTATATTAAACTGATAATCCATTGCTAATGACAAAGTTTGCTGTAAAGAATCTATAAATACTCTGCGACAGTCAGGATAACCGCTAAAATCAGTTTCACAACAACCTGTTATAATGTCATGTGCTTCAACTTGTTTTGCAAATATTGCCGCAATAGATAAAAATATATGATTACGCCCATCAACAAACGTATTAGGATATTTTTCACCTTGTTTAATTTCTAATTCTACATTAGTTAATGCACAATTATTTAATCCTTCAAAAATAGGTGTAACTTCAATAATTTTATGTTCAATATTAAAATCTTCACAAATCTTCTTCGCCCTATTTAATTCTTCCCAATGTTTTTGTGCATAAAAGAATGACAATGCATATACCTTATCATATTCTTTCATAGCCTTTAATAAACAAGTGGTACTATCTTGTCCACCACTAAATACAACTACTGCTATCTTATCCATTCTCGTCTCCTTCTACCCTATTTGGGTTATATTTATTGTACTACAAAATTATGTTAAAAGTAAAGCCCAATGTTACCGATTCTTAACATATTATCGGCAAATTGGGCGGAAATGTGGAATTAAGAATTAAAGCCATTTCTAAGTTCATCTAAATCACGTTTCATTTTAATTTCATTGTATTTGTCTTCACCATTACTATAACTAGCAAACGGATGAATAGCAATACCTCCACGCGGTGTGAACTTTCCAGTAACTTCTAAATATTTTGGTTCTAATAAAGCTACCAAATCCTTCATAATTATATTTACACAATCCTCATGAAAATCTCCATGATTTCTAAAACTAAATAAATATAATTTTAAAGACTTACTTTCCACCATTTTTATATTAGGAATGTATTTTATATGAATTGTAGCAAAATCCGGCTGACCTGTTTTAGGACATAAACTTGTAAATTCATAAGCATTAAATTTTACTACATAATCATTTTCCTGATGTTTATTTTCAAACCATTCCAATACATCCGGGTCATAGTCATATTTGTACTTTGTATTTTTAGCACCTAAATTCTGTACGGTGCCAAATTCTTCCCCTTGCCGTCCTGCCTGTGGCTGTATTTGATTTTCTTCTTCTGTGTTTGAAATGTTGGCGCTATTTATTATATCACTTAAATTAGCACCTTTAACTGACATTTCTTCTAGGTCTGCTTGTTTTTGCTCTTCCATTATTTCCGCCTTTCTTATTAATTCTTTATGCTGTTCTATTGTTTTTGGTTTTAAGTGAAACAATGTACGTTTTCTTATTTCTGTTCCTTTATACGTATAATTTTTAGCCCAATCTAAAAGATATGCTATATTAAACTTACAGCGTTCTTGGTAACTTGTTGAAAGTTCTTCATACTTAAATTTGTATTTTTTACATAGTTGTTTAATTTCATCTTGTTCTGCTTTTGAACTATGCATTATATGTTGAGGATTAGCTGTTTGTTTATCACTAATAACAACCGTTCCTCTTGGTGTCATTATTCCGCCATTTGCTCCTGTCATTATCCAACTTGTTGAATCTGCACTTGTAAAAGGATATCTTTCTAAAACAGACAAACTTGTCATCCCGAATGCGTGTGTTTTTACATTAGGATTTGAACTTTGACCTATTAACCTAAATACAGTTTCAAACCATTCATTTTTTTCTTTTGTACTGCGGTCGTTAGCTGGTGAAACTCCTATATATGGGATATGTTTACCTTCAAAAGTAGTTTCTAACATAGTTATTAACCAATCAAAGTCTTCATTTTGATGGAAAATAGGTAATATTTTATCAGGACTTTTGACTCTTTCACGCATATACAAATAATTTTCCCAACTCATTAAAGGTGCTTCTAAACATTGTTTTCTTGTCTTTGCTTGTCTAAATACACCCGGAATTTTATCCAATTCAGCGGCAATATACAATTTATCGTCAATACTATTTAAAAATTCTATGTACTTATCAATATCAACTTCTTTACCTACTGTATGAGCTGAGAATGCTCCGGAGTCTACAAATAAATTACCTTTAGCTTCATTCTCAATCCAAGCATCAATAACATTTCTATCATTTATCCAACTGGCTAACCTATTAGCTTTTTTCTGTATTAAATATTCTCTCCACGCTGGATTGTCGCTACCAGCGAAATATAAATTAAACATCTATTTTCATCTCCTCTCCATACCACCTTTCACATACTACCATATCACATCTCCAAGGTAATTTAATTTTAACTTGCGGACTTGTTTGCATAGTTTCTTGAAATATTTTCATTACAGGTTTTACATTCTTTAAAGGACATCTAATACCTAATTCATCATGTATCTGTAATACAATTTTCCCGCCCAATCTACGAAATTCTTGATTGTTCCATAAATTAACCATTGACAACTTAATCATATCAGACCCAGTACCCTGAATTGGAGTGTTTATTGCTTGGCGTTCCGCATCTGCTATTTTTTGTGTATTATCAACAATTTTAATATTTTCTTTTGCGGCAGCTTCAAGAACCTTTAATTTTTGTTTATAACTATAACAACTATCTAAAGCATCCGAATATTCTTCCTGAATATCTAATGGAACTTCCTGCACCTGTGTTTCGTTTTCAAAATCTAATAAATCAAAATTATTACCTACACCGTCTTTCCAATAAAATTCATAAGGCTCTAACATCATATCTGGTAAATGTCTACGCCTACCCCATACAGTTTCCACATAACCGTTATGGTAAGCGAATTCCCATATTTTATTTGTTAATTCCTTAATACCAGGAAATCTGTTAAAGAAACTATCTTGTATTTCTTGTGCTTCTTTATCTTTTATACCCAAAGATTTTGCAAGCGAATGAGCATCTTGTTGGTATGTTGCGGCTAACTGTATTATTTTAGCTTTACTTCTTCTCTCTTTACCTTCTTTGTTAGTGGTACCGTCAGGTCTAAATTCTCTACATTCGTCAGGAGGTACATGAAAGGCCAAACTTGCTACAAACGGATATAAATCTGCATTAGGGTCACTACTATAAATTTCAAGCATATTCTTATCCTGACTTAACCAAGCTGTGGCCTTTGGTTCTTGTTGCGAATAATCTGCAAACACCAATACTTGTGGTTCTCCTTGCTCTTCACCAGCTATAAACATTTGTCTTATTTCGTTATTATGTGAAGGAATGTTTTGCAAATTAGGGTCATTACTTGAGAATCTTCCAGTATCCGTGCCATTCTGGTTAAAACTTGCATGAATCTTGCCTGTAACAGAATTAACTACTTTTGGCATTTTATCAATATATGTGGATAATAACTTAGAAATTTCTTTACACTTTAAAATAGCCTTTGTTACTGGGCAATCTTCAATAGCTTTTAATTGTTCTTTACCAGCTTTTCTGGCATTTCGTTTATCTCCATTATCTAAACCCAAAATATCATAGAGAAATAATGCAACCTGTTTCGGACTATTTGGATTTAATGGCAACTTAAACTGATTGGAAGGATTAAGTTTATTCCATTCTGCAATTTCTTTAACATACATTTTACAAACTTCATCTAACTCTGTTTCAGCTTCATCCAACATTTTATGGTATTTTACAGACAATTTCTCTGCAAAATCAACATCTATTGCAATACCTGTTCTTTGCATATCTGCAACAACTGGAACAAGTGGTATTTCTATTGTTTCTAATACTTCTTTTAATTTTTCATTGCCTGGAAGGTTGTACTGTTCTTCTTGATATTTGTACAATTCATAAGTTATTTGGGCGTCCTTTGCGGCATACAAATAAGCAATATTCATTGGTACATACGCAAAATTAACACCTTCAAACAATGCGGAATAATCGTTCACTTTACCGTCTTTTGCAATTTTCTGGCAATATTGATATTTCAAACCTGCGTCCTCTAATTCATTTAATATTTTAGACGCTACCATTGAATCCCATTTTAAATTATTAAACAACCATCCAAATCTAAAGTAGCAAACATTTATATCAAATTTTCCATTGTGCATAATTAAAGGTACATCTTGTAATCTTTTTAATTGCTTATTTACAATTTCCAAAGATACCTGATTTTCCTTTAATAAATTGTCTACAAAACTTCTATGACTAACTGGTACATAACAAGCCTTCATTCCAGGTGTATACAAACTAAAACCTACAAGTTCACAAGTTATATATTCCAACCCTGTTGTTTCTGTATCAAATGCCGCTACATTATTTTCTATACACTTGTCTATGTAGTTTGAAAGCTCTTCCTCTGTTTGTACTAAAATAAATTCATCTTTTAAATGCCCTAACTCCATTTCAACTTTTGAGCGAATTAACTGTATCCTATCGCCTATTGTATTTCCTGTAGAAGTTCTAGTTGAAACTTTACGCTTAGCATTTTTTAATTTAGAAGCTACCTGCGAGGTATTTACTCCCGCAGGTGCTTTTATACTTAATAATCCCATAATTAAAACCTACTTGCTGTTCTTCTTGATGTTCTCTGTTCTGTTTCTACTTCTGTTCTTCTGGTACGTCTTGGCAATTCTTCATCCTTTGAAGCTTCACTATTACCACCAGGAACAGTACCTGTTTCCAAGAAATTTTGCATATCATCTTTAGACATTTCTAAAATATAACCATTTAATAATTCGGGCATTTCAGGCAAGTCTTTAATCATTGTATTATCTTTTTCTTGTGCAAGCGGATAAACTTTATAAACCGTATCCGTTGAACCTTTTTCCCCATTTCTTTCAATTTCACAAGGATAATTAACTAATGGAGCATTTCTTCTAACAACACCTTCCAATTCACTTATAAAAGAACGTCCCCTTTCAAATATTTTTACTTGATTGTCTTTAAGGTCTAATACAGGAATAAATAATTTTACTTGTGTTTTAAATTCCTTTTCAACAACACCTTGTTGACAGAACGGACAATCATCTAAGGGTTGGTCATAAGTCCTTAAGCAATTTACATAACGAGTTTTGCCTGTTTTATCTGTAATTCTGTGAACTACATACACTTTTAAATCTTCAATAGATTCAATGTAAAATCTAACCTTTGCTATATCTTTGTCATTAGCAAGTGTTAAAAATCCAAAATCCCCTTGAAATTTGTAATTGTCTACATCTCCGATTCCAACTACTGGCATAATTTGTTCTCCTTCTTTTTTTGTAATACCAACTTTATTTAAGTCTTATGTATGTAAATATTGTATAACATAAATTTTAAAATGCAATACTTTATTAAATCTTGTTTACACTTTTAAAGTGCCGAATTTAATATATGGAAAAATTCTTCCTGCTCCAAATCATTTACATCTTTACCTTCCGGAATATCTAAAGAAATTATCATTTTGCCTTTTACATTTTTACGAAATCTTACACAACCCTTATCCCCAGCTTCATCAGGGTCTAACGCTAATATAAATTTTCTTATATTACTACTTTCTAAAATGGGGTATTGCTCATAACTACCAGTTCCAATTAATGCAACTGCTGGAATATTCCAGGTCCAACACGTTAAAGCATTTATTATAGATTCGCAAACAACCACCGTAGTTTCTTCAGGTTTGATGAAATTCAATGCGTATATTGGTTTATTTACCTCTTTTGGATAATTAAAAAACTTTGTATTTACTGAGCGTCTGGCCACAAACACACATCTACCTTTTTCATCCCATACAGGAAATGTCAAACACTGTGTCTTCTTATCATACCCCACATCAAATTTTTCTATTATTTCGTCTGTTAATTTACGTTTATACATATAAGGGTGAATAAATCTATAACCATCTAATTCTTCTTCTGTTATAAATTCTTGCTTTTTTGTGCTTCTACTTAAATTTAATTTAAAATTACTTCGCTTTTCAATAGCAACAGACACAAAATTATCAAATAACCACCTTTTTCCGTATTCCCCACCATCGTTATAGCCAAAACAATCACTTACAAATTCTTTAAAACTTGCTACATAGCCACAAGTAAAACAATGAACAGTCCCAGGTTCTGTGCCTTTACTTCCATCTAAATTTATTCCGCAACTGGGTTTTCTTTCCTCACCATTCTTGTGTATAGGACAACATACCTGAATATTTCCGTGCGATTTCTTTACAACTGCTAACTTATTTATTCCTCTATTATGTAATTCCTGCCTAAGTGTTTCTATTATAGTCATTTCATTTTCTAATAAAGGTGTGTCATCAACCATTAACATTAAAATACCTCACTTCCTGGCCTTTTCATATTACCATTTCTTCTACGACTTGCAGGTATTTTCTTAGGTCCTTCATTTGTAGCATTATTACTTACCCCGTCTGGATTAAACTCAAATAAACCTTTATCAATATTCCACATATAAGCAACTTTATCACCTAAAGCTAAATTCCTATTTTTAATCATTTTCATTAACAAATTACCTTCATACTGACAAATACTAATAACTCTAGTGGCTATTTGTGCTATACTATCTGATTCTGCAATATGCTCCAGTCTGGGTAATTTATCTTTTTCTGCGTCTTCCCCTAATGCTTTTCTTCCGGCCTGACAAGCATATATAATAGGCACACCGAACCGCATTGTAATATCTAAAGATTCTTGCATAACTTCCTCAAATTGTAATCTTCGTTCCCTTGTCTTTGTTGTAGGCTGTACAGAATACAACTGGTCAACAAATAATATGTCTAATTTTTCCTTCTCTATAAATGCTTGCAATTTTGCAGGTGTGGGTCTTCCATTAAAATCTTCTTGCGTAGTTACTAAAATTGGTGTTTCCTGCTTTTGTAAAAATTCTATGTAGTCCTTGTAAGAACCATGAATAGCTTTATTTCCACGCTGTAGACAAGTATTTGAAATATGACTATCTAGGGTATCAAGTCTATAACCTACATCTGTTTTTGACATTTCCCCGCTGTAAATACCTACTCTTTTTCCTTGATGCCATGCTTCAAGTGCATACTTATCAATAATCCATGACTTCCCTTGGTTAGGACGTGCTAACAATATCACTAAATCTTGTTTTTTAAATCCGCCCATTATTTCATCAAATTCCTTAAAACCTGTACCTATAAAGAATTCGTCTTGACGGTCTATCATACTTTCGTACTCTGCTAAACGTTGTGGTGAATTCTTTACTAAATCAAAAGTATTTAAAGGTGTTATGTGTGCAAGTTTAGGTATTTCCTGCATTAAAAATTCTACGGCCTTTGTAGAATCTTGACTTAATAGTGGTTCCACTTTCTTTAAAGCTATACAAGACATTCTAAATAAATGTTGCTCGTACATACGGTCTACAAGGTACTGGTCACTTTCTTGTACATCAAAAATTGAAAAATCAGGAAATTCTATTGCCACAGTAGAAATATCAGGCACCTGTCCGTACTTTGATAAGTGTTCAGTTATAAAATCGTATAACGGGCGGTATTTTACAAAAAACGTGCCATCAATGTTATTTGAATTAAGAATCATCATAGATTTTGTATTTAGTACCTTACACAAAATACTACATTCTGGACCTTTATCTTCCATAAGGTCCACAAATTCTTCCTTTACACTACCGTCTTTATTTAATATTTCCTTTTCTATGTCATTAGTCATTGTTACCTCTCATGCTCTTACCTTTAAACGTTAAAACTTTACTTAATTTACTTACCCTATCATATAAACGGTCACCTAAATTTACCTTAAGTGCGTCGTCTTGACAATTTGTGGTATATATGCTACTTAAGTTTTTATTTACTCTTTTCTCAATTAAATGCGTTAAAATAAGTAAATCATAATCTTTTAAAGGTATTCCACCTATTTCATCAAACATTACAAGCGGACAATTTTCCACCATATTCTCTATAATTTCCATATTGGTGTTTCTTCCGGAAATTGACTTACGTGCTTCAACTAACAATGTAGGTACAAACACAAAAAATGCAGGTTGATATAATTGCGAGGAATTACGTTCAATTTGTTTCTGTAATAATTTTACACCCCAACTTGTCTTACCATTACCACAATTTGCGGATTGTAATAGCAAACTTTTTCCACTATTTACAAATTCTGTTAAATTGTCTCTAATAGATATAACTTCTTGTATTACTTGTTTATCTTTGTCCACCGTGTTAAGTTTAAACGGATACCAAAACTTACTTTCTAATCCACTATTCATAAAACAACATTTCATAGTTTTAAAAATAGGACAATTCTCATCACACCATACATCCGTTTTATTTTTTATACAACCACCTTGTTCATATTCTTCATTTGGTTCTATATAGTACCAACAACTTTCATTCATTACCATATCTCCTCTATATTACCATTTTCGTCTCTTACAAAATCATCTTCTGTTGCGGATTCACTTACCGCA